TACTTTATCTAAACTTGAAAAAGCTAAAACTCCTAAAAAACAAATTCAAAATGGACAAACAGTAGAAATACCTGCTGAAATAACTGAAGGAGAATATCAAGCTGCTCTTATAGTGGAAAATGGAGGTACTTTACCTAATGGACAACAAATTAAAGGAAATTATCCTACTGCTAAAGAAAATATACAAAACCGAAAAGACGAAAATCAAAAAGCAATTGATGACATTTTAAAAGATCCATTTAAATCTCAAAAAGATAAAGCAAAAAAACGTAAAATAAAATTAAAAAAAAGAATAAAAAAAACTAAAGCCGAAAGAAACGAAGCCAAAAGTAAAAAAAATAAGAGTATTTTAAAAGGAGCTAAAGCAGCAAAATCTTTAGTTCCTGTTATTACTCTTCTTCTTGTAAATAAAATAGCAGCGGTTATATCTCAAAACGATAAAATAGGTAAATTAGTAGATGATACTAACGCTATAATAACAGAAGCCAATCTATCTAACAACCCAGTTAAATTACAAAATGCTAAATTAGCTAGAGATAATGCTGTTAGAATTATAACGGATAATGAAAATAAAATAAGAAAAATAAACAATGATATTCAAAGAATATCAACATATATTAACATAACCAACATAATAGTTAATGTAGTTGGACCTATTATATTAGGCCTTCCCGCTACATCTCCTGTTGATACTGTCTCCCCAGCTAAAGAAAGATTTAGAAGAAGAATATATGAACCTGCCGTTAAAACATTGAATGGATTAACTACTTATTTACCTACAATATTATTAAGTTTAGAAAAAGCAATTCAAATATTAAATGATTATAAAACTCAGCTATTAAATATCAATGGTGAAATAGATAATGCTGCTACATCATCTGATTTGTTCTTAACAGATCCAACAGGAACATTTGGGGAATATAAAGGATTCAAATTTGCTATTAAAGAAGAAGATAATCCTAAATTTGTTGTTAGAGGTTATAAACGCCGCTACGCTGTTGCTCTTAATAAACGAAACATTGAAGCATTAAAAAGTGATTATTCATTTACATTAGACCCAAATGATTTAATAGATCAATTAAAATTAATAATAGACCAACGAAATTTACAAGCTTAAAATATTTATTCATATGAACGTTAAAGTATTTAAAAAATTAATTAAAGAAGCCGTAGTTGAGGCTATTTATGAAGAATTACCTGATATCATTAATGAGGCTTTGTCTAAACAAAATAAGCAAACACTACGTGAAGGTAAAACAATGAGTTTTACTAGTGCCGATGTAGCCCCATTAGGTGGGGATGTACGTAGCTCATTAATGGCTAAAATGGGTGCTGAGTTTGGATTTCAACAACCCCAACGTAACGATTTAAAAGTTATTGATGCTGTTGATCCCTCAACTGGTGAAAAAATTAATCCATATTTAGCATTTATTAATGATGCAGCCAATAATATGACACCAATGGATAGATCAGGATTAAGAAACTTAGAATAACATGCCTATACCTCAAACTATACGTGTAAATCCTTTAGATTTACAGAAAAATATTGCTATTGGGTGCTCTTTACCTTTTAATGGCCCCGCAGGACCATTCAACAGCACATATAGTACTAAAGATCAAGTTAAATCTAATTTAATAGATGTAATATTAACAGCTCCTGGTGAGAGAATAATGAACCCTGATTTTGGATGTCGTTTAAGAGAAGTACTGTTTGAAGCAATGGATGATAGTATAGATGAATTAATAAGAAATAATATAAACAGTAGCATATTTACGTATATTCCTGAAATAAATGCTACTGACATAACGATAAATAGATCTCCTGATGAAAATTTAGTAACAATTATTATTAAATATACATTAGCAATATCTCAAGAAGCAGACCAAGTAACACTACAATTTGTATAAAATGGCCAATAATGTATCATATTTAAATAAAACATTTAGCGAGTTTAAGAGTAATCTTATAAACTATGCTAAAACATATTTCCCTAACGTTTATAATAATTTCTCAGATGCCAACCCAGGAGGATTATTCATAGATATGGCGGCCTATATAGGTGATGTTACTTCATTTTATTTAGACACTCAGACACAAGAAAATTTCCTATTATACGCTAAAGAAAGAGAAAATCTATTCGCTCTATCATATATGTTAGGATATCGTCCTAAAGTATCATATGCTGCTAATACTACTGTTGATATATTTCAATTAATACCTACTATAGACTCTGGTGGAAATTTAGTACCTGATTATAATTACGCCCTTGTTGTTCCTGAAAACACACCTATTATTTCAAATGTAAACGGTATACAATTTATAACAACGGACACAGTAGATTTTAGTGATACCACTAATACCGAAATCAACTTTGCAGATAATAACTATTTTTTACTTAAAAAACAAGTAAAAGCAATATCAGCTACTATAAGAACAACAACAATACCTTTTTCATCTCCTCAAAAATTTTCTATTGCTACTATAACGGATACTAATATTTTACAAATATTAGATGCAACTGATACCCAAGGTAACAAATGGTATGAAGTTCCATATTTGGCTCAATCTTATATATTTGATAAAGCAGTTAATCCTAATTTTAATAGTGATGGTGTTCCTTATCTAGTACAACTAAAACGAGTTCCCCGTAGATATGTATCTAGATTTCTATCAGATAACACTCTGCAATTAGAATTTGGAGCCGGTTTATCCCCCAACATTAGTGATAATAATATTATACCTAATCCTGATAACATTCAACTTGGATTAGTACCTGGTATTTCTAATTTATATAATAATTTTAATAAGGCTTCTGTATTTTATACACAGGAATATGGTTTAGCTCCAACAAGTAATATAACAGTTAGATATCTTGCTGGGGGTGGTGTAGAATCAAATCTACCAGCCAATTCTTTAACTACTATTAGTCAAACTACTGCTTATTTTAAGAACACTACTTCAAATCCATCTTTAGCAGCTTTTATTTTACAAAGTTTAGCATCTACTAATCCAATAGTAGCTTCTGGTGGAAGAGGAGGTGATCAAATTGAAGAAATACGTAATAATGCTTTATATGCCTATCAGTCTCAGCTCCGTGCTGTAACTAGAGAAGATTACATGGTACGAGCACTATCCCTTCCTTCTGAATATGGTAGTATTGCTAAAGTATATGTTACTCAAGATGTAGCTAGAGAACAACTACCAACACCAACAGTAGCAACTACTGAAGGACGTAATCCTCTATCCTTAGACATGTACATATTAGGATATGATAATAATAAAAAGTTAACAACCACTTCAACTACATTAAAACAAAATTTAGCATCATATCTAAATGAATTTAGAATGGTAACAGATGCTATCAATATTAAAGATGCTTTCTATATCAATATAGGTATAAATTTTGATATTATAGTAGCTAGTGGATTCAATAATAATGATGTAATAACTAATTGTATATTAGGATTACAAAACCATTTTAATATTGAAAAATGGAATATAAATCAATCTATTATCCTTGCTGATATTACTGCCTTATTATTAAGGATAAACGGCGTACAAACAGTAACTAAAGTTGAAATAATAAATAAACAGGGTGGAAATTATTCTCCATATGCCTATGACATTTTTGGAGCAACAAGACAAGGTAATATATATCCTTCGTTAGATCCTAGCATATTTGAAGTAAGATTCCCTGATGTTGATATTCAAGGAAGAGTTGTACCGTTTATAATATAAATTAATTTAAAATGGCCATATATAAAATATTTCCTGAGAAAAGTGCTACTTTATATTCGTATTACCCTTCATTAAATACTGGGTTAGATGAAATATTAGAGCTTAGTACTTTTGAATCTATTGAAGGTACAAATGAAGTAGCTCGTCCTATAATTAAATTTCCAACAGACGAAATAAATGATATTATTGATAATAAAATTGGAACTGCTAGCTTTGATTGTTATCTCAAACTATATCTAGCCAACGCTTCTGAATTACCTTTAAATTACACTATATTTTCACACCCACTAGCCACAGACTGGAATGTGGGTACAGGTCGATTAGCTAATTTACCTGCTACAACAGACGGTGTTAGTTGGGAATATACAAATGAAGAAGGAGGAAATGTATGGTTTAGTGGATTTCCTGCTGGTACAACAGGATCGTATGACCCAACAGGTAATATAGGTGGTGGTTTATGGTGGACTGGATCAAACTACCTTGCTACCCAATCATTTAATCAGAAATCATCAAAAGACATTGAATTAAAAGTAACAAATACTGTTGATGCGTGGAATAATAGTTCTATATCTAATTATGGATTTATTATAAAACACAGTAACTCTGTTGAATTTACAACAGCCTCTAAATTTGAAACTAAATACTTCTCAGGAAACACACATACTATTTACCCTCCTGCTCTTGAAATTAGATGGGATGATTCAATATACAATACTGGATCTCAAGCAACAATAGATTCAGATTTATATGTTACTAGTCTAGGCAACAATAAAAAAGAATATCAACAAGATTCAGTACATCGTTTTAGAGTTAAAGTTAGAGCAAAATACCCACCTAGAACATTCGCTTTATCAGCGTTTACATATACTTTAGTAAATTTTGCTTTACCATCTACTTCATATTGGTCAATAAAAGATTTGGATACCGAAGAAATTGTCGTAGATTATGATACTGACTATACTAAAATAAGCTGTGACCCCAATGGTAATTATTTTGATATATATATGAACGGATTAGAACCAGAACGTTATTATAAATTATTATTTAAGTCTGTATTATCAAATGGTGAAACAATAATATTTGATGAACACTATCATTTTAAAGTTATAAGATAATGTCTCAACAAATACCTATAGAAAAACAGGTCTTTGATAAAGACCAATTTGGAAGAGTAATAGATACTACTTTCAAACAACTTATTAATCAACAACAAGGAGAAGATACTCCTGAGTTTACTCTTGAAGATTTCTTTGAATTATATGAAAATTTGTTCTTTCAGATACCAAAAGAAGGAGATACAAATTCTCATAGATATATGTTAGAAAGATCAGCTGAATATTTAGGTGTGATAGTAAGTCAAGATGATATTCAGGCATTACTTGATGAAATCACCAGTTTAAGACAACAAGTATTAGATTTACAAACCGCAATGAGTGAATTAAACAATATAAGCAGTAGTAGATAATGGCAACCAATATTAGAATAATAGGCAATATATTAAACACTTCTACAGTTATACGATATTCTGAAGAAGATATAAATTTAATATCTTCTAAAAGAAAAACAGAACTGTTTGGAGGAGAAAACGATTATATTGAATATTTCATATATGATGCGGGGGGCAATATATTAAATACTAATTATAACTATTTATCGTATAAACTACCTTCATCTTCATTCCTTAATCCTGCTGTCACTTCTACCCCTAATATTACAGGACAAATTCAAACAACAGATGTAGGCATTGAATCTACTTTAGCATCAACTACTAGTTCATTATATCCTATAATTGAAATAGACCCCATACAAGACCTGCAGAATCTAGGATATTCATCTGGTGAATTTAATGTTAGATATAATTTCTTTGAAAATAAAATATCAGATTTTATTAATGAAGATTTATTTATTAAAGAAATATCTCGCGATAGAACAGAGATTAGATTAGGTTCTGTTACTTTAACTAATGAACAAATAGAAAGTGGATCGCTTGCTCTAATAGATAAAATAAATAATACAGAAGATTATTATGTAGATTATATATTAAATTTTGGTGATAATCAACAATATGTTGCTATAAACGTAGCATTAAACAAAGATCCTGAAGGATACGAAATATTATTTAAATTATATCAGCCCCTACCATTAAGTGTTCAAGAAAAACAAACATTATGGATTGTTGAAGAAAAAGCAATACCATATGCGTTTGATATTAACCTTGATAGATTAATTACTCCTTCTCCACCACCATCATTAAGAGGACCTAATTTTGACATTGAAATTGAAAATCAAGGTACTATATCAACAGCATACAATAGTTATTCTAATTTAGTATCTAGCCTACAATCATTACAGAGTTCATCATACAATAGAATACAAAATTTATTAGCAACACAAAGTATAGATATAAATGTAGATTATACTAATTTTGATAATTTTGTATTTTTTGGATCTGCATATCAACGTGTTGGTAACTTTTATAATAAGGTTAAAGAAATAGAAGACTACACTAATTGGATAAATACCTATACACCATTTGTTGCTACAACAGCTTCTCTTCAAACAACAATCAATCAATATTCATCCAGCATTAATAACATCATTGCCCAGTTCGATGGATATGAGAGTTATCTTTATTTTGAATCTAGCTCATATGCGTGGCCTAAATCAGGATCATTAAAACCATTTACATTATTATCAACGGGATCGGCAACTGTAATAACTTGGTATAATAATTTAACAGGATCTACTCAAGATTATGACTTAAATAATTACGATAATTTAGAATATGCTGTTCCTACCTTTATAAAGGATGATGGAAATAATCAACCGTTCTTGCTATTTTTAAACATGGTTGGTCACTACTTTGACAATATTTGGATTTATTTAAAAGCGGTTACTGATATTAATTTAGCAAACAACAATTTAGATTATGGTATATCTAGAGATCTTGTATACCAACAACTAAAATCATTAGGTATTAAATTATATAATAGCCAAGCTGGTGATAGTGTAGCAAATTATTTAATAGGAGCTAATACAGGAAGTACAGTATGGGATGATGATTTTAGTATTACAGGTAGCTACCTAAATAATATACCACGTAAAGATCTAGTAGCTGAATTATATAAGCGTATTTATCATAATTTACCTTTATTGGTAAAAACCAAAGGCACAGTTGCTGGATTAGATGCATTAATGACTACTTTTGGTATTCCTAATAGAACATATTATACAATAGGAAGTGAATCATTCTATACACCAACAGGTAGCTTGGTTTCATCTAGTATATTAAATGTTAAAGAATTTGGCGGATCACTTAAATCGGGATTAGTTGATGGATATAACAACGATAAAG